AGATTATAACAAACTAGGTTGTTGTATTGATAACGTTTATAGTAATATAGCAAAAGACCCGTCTAGAAAAGTAATAGCTACTTTAAACAATGATATACTTTCTTTAAGATATGTCTCTATTGTAGAAGTAGCTAAAAACGAAGATAAAGACAGACAAATTAAAGAATTTGAAAGAGAAGCTGTCGAAATGATTAGTTCATACAAAAGGACCTTAGTAAGTTTATATAAAGAAGAGACAAACAGCAGGTTAGGAGTTAAAGAAGAAAAAAACCTAATGCCAGGAAACTATGAAGTTATGACTGTAAGTCCGTATTCATTTCGAAAGATTATGAAATTTAATTATACGTTAAAATTTAGATTAAGTTAAGAAGTGTAAAATGGCAAAAAAACGAGAAATATCTGAAATTGTCAAATGTGGAAAAGACCCTATTTATTTTATGAATAAATATCTAAAAATACAGCACCCGCTCAAAGGGTTAATTCCTTTTAATACATACCCTTTTCAAGACGATTGTATTGAAGATTTTAATAACTTTAGATTTAATATTATACTGAAATCTAGACAATTAGGTATATCAACGCTTGTTGCAGCGTACTCTGTTTGGCAAGCTATTTTTTATAAAGATAAAAACATTTTAATTATTGCTACAAAGCTTGCTGTTGCTCAAAACTTTATTAAAAAAGTTAAAACTTATATTAAAAATATTCCAAAATGGCTTTTAATTCCTGAGATTGTGAGTAATAACAAGCAGGTAATAGAGTTTTCTAATGGTTCACAAATAAAAGCTGTTCCTACATCAGATGATGCCGGTAGATCTGAAGCTCTTTCTTTATTAATAGTTGATGAGGCAGCTTTTGTAAGAAATTTTGATGAACTATGGATGGGTCTTTATCCTACTTTGTCAACAGGTGGTAGAGCAATAATATTATCAACACCAAATGGTGTTGGTGGTCAATATCATAGTTTATATGTAGGAGCAGAAGAGAAGACGAATGAGTTTAATAACATAAAACTCATGTGGGATGTTCACCCTGAAAGATCTGATGACTGGTTTCGAAAAGAAACTGCTAATATGTCACAAAAACAAATCTCGCAAGAGTTAATGTGTGACTTTGCAGCTTCTGGTGATACATTTTTAACAGGTGATGTTCTCGAAAAACTTCGTCTTTTAACAAAAGGACCAATAGAAAAAACCGGACCAAGTCAAGGAGTGTGGTATTGGAAATACCCACTTGAAGGCGTAAATTATGTAATATCTGCTGATATTGCCCGAGGCGATTCAGGTGACTTTTCAACTTTCCATGTGATTAATACAAAAGAATTTTCTGTTGACTGTGAGTTTAAAGGAAAAATTCCTCCTGACCAGTTTGCAAGTTTGCTATATGATATAGCAACTAGATTTAATAAAGCTATTATATGTCCAGAAAACAATGCTTATGGTTATACAACTTTATTAAAATTAGGCGAACTAAATTATCAAAACCTATATTTTGCTTCAGAAAAAGAAAAGTATAAGTTTTTGTATGGAGATGGTAATAACTATGGAAAAGCTGGATTTAACACCAATAAAGACAGTAGAGATAAAATTTTAGCGAATTTAGAAGAGTGTTTAAGAAACGGAAAAGTCAAAATTAGTTCATTAAGATTCTATGAAGAAATGAAGACTTTTATTTGGAAAGGTTCAAAAGCCACAGCAATGAAAGGACATAACGATGATTTAATTATGTCTTTGGCAATAGGTTGCTGGCTAGCAGAAAGTAACACAGAGACATATAATTTGGCGCAAATAGAATATGCTGATGCTCTTTTAAAAGGAATGGAAGTAAATAAAGTAACAGTTAAAGATACAAATATTTCTCCTTTTTATAATAGTAAAGAAACCGTTGTAAATCCTTTTATTCCAGTACCTACAAGTGAAACAAATTATACAAAAAATTCAAAAAACAACCCGTTTGGTAATTTAACGTGGTTAATTAAATAAGAGAAAATTATGGCAAAAAAAGAAGAAAACTTATTTTTTAAACTAACAAAGCTATTTCGTAATGGTCCAACAATAAAAAGGAAAGTAAAAGCCTATAAAAATAGTGCAACTTCACCTTCTTCTTTGGAAGTATTTCGTAGAGCACATAGTGATGTATATAATTCAACTTTAAGTGCTTATGGCTCTTATGATAGAATGGCAAGGTACTCCGATTTTTCTGAAATGGAATCAACTCCTGAAATTTCTTCGGCATTAGATATTTATGCTGAAGAAACTGTTGCTCCTGATGTAAGTGGCAATGTTTTACATATATTTTCTGAAAATCGTGTTATAAAAGAGCTATTAGAAAATTTATTTTATGACGTGTTAAACGTTGATTTTAATTTAGCCATGTGGGTTAGAAATCTATGTAAATATGGAGATTTTTTTCTGTTTAACGATATTTCGCCAGAATATGGTGTAACAAATGTTTTTCCAATACCTATAGCAGAAATTCAAAGAGAAGAAGGATATGACCCAGAGAATCCAACAGCAGTTCGATTTAGATGGGTTACACAAGGAAACAGAGTTTTGGAAAATTGGCAAATTTCTCATTTTAGACTCTTAGGAAACGATGCTTTTTTACCTTATGGTTCTTCTGTTTTAGAAGGTGCTAGAAGAGTTTGGCGTCAATTAATTTTAATTGAAGATGCAATGTTAGTCTACAGGGTGATTAGATCACCTGAAAGAAGAGTTTTTTATATTGATGTAGGTAATATACCTCCAGAAAATGTAGCAGACTATTTACAACAAGCACAAACTAGTTTAAAAAGAAACTCTGTTGTTGATAAAACAACAGGCCAAGTTGATTTAAGATACAATCCACTATCAGTTGATGAAGATTATTTCTTACCAGTTCGTGGTGGCGAAAGTGGTACTAAAATAGAAACTTTACCTGGAGGAACAAATGTTTCTTCTGTTGAAGACGTTGAATATATACAAAAGAAACTTTTTTCTGCGCTTAAAATACCAAAGGCTTATTTAGGTTATGATGAGGATATTGGTTCGAAAGCAACTCTTGCACAAGAAGATATTAGATTTAGCAGGACAATTTTAAGAATACAAAAAACAATAATTGCTGAATTAAATAAAATTGCCATGATTCATCTATATTCTCATGGTTATTCAGATGACGATCTAATGAACTTTGATTTAAAATTAAGTAATCCTTCAAGTATTGCACAACAACAAAAACTGGAATTAATTAGAACAAAATTTGATATTGCGAGCTCAGCTCCTGAAACTTTAGTTGATAGAGAGTGGGTATCAAAAAACATTTTAGATTTAAATAAAGACGAAGTAGAAAAAATAAAGCTTGGAAGGAAAAAAGATAAGATTGAAGATATGAAACTTGAAATGGTTGTTCCTGCTGAATCAGAAGAAAAAACAGGCCTCGAAGATAATTCAGCAATGGCTGGAGTAACAGATGCTTCAAGTATTCTTGGTGCAGACCAAGATCAACAATCTGAGCCAGAAGGACCTGAATCAGCAGATCAAGGAAGTTTAGCAGGCTTATTTTCAGGTGATAAAATTAGCGGACCGTTAATTTCTGAAGACGATGATAACGATGATGATAATAATGAAGAAGATACATTAACAAGTGTAGCAGGAACACCTATAAAGCCAAGCCCACGATCAAGAAGTTCAAATACGTTAGGTAATAAGTTAATAAAAGACACAGATCATACTTTTAGTGTTACAAGTATCAAAAAGTCTGGCTCTGCACGAGATAATTATGAGAAATTAGGTCTTAAGAAAAATTATATGGTAGACAATGTTTTACCAAAAAGTCCAGTTATAGAAGAATTTATTGATACTCAAATAAATAAACTTGGTTATAACCAAGAATTAAAACAAGCATTATCTAGCATGGATAATAAAATTAATTTTAATTCAAAGCAAAAAAAGATTATATCGGAGCAAAATGATCAACAAGAAGATATAATTAATGATATATTAATAAACGAAGGGGACGATTAATGTCTAGACATAATAAAAAAAGAAACGTTGGTATAATATACGAACAAATTGTTTCTTTTATATGTGATAAGTCGTTAGAAAACGATAAAGAATCGACTGAGAAGGCTTTAAAGATTATAGAAAGTTATTTTTGTGAATCTTCACAACTAAAAAAAGAACTTAAGTTATTTAATGCCTTAGCAAATACTAGAAACGTTAGAAAAGAACTCGCAGGTTCTATAATTAAAGAAGCAAAAAAAGCTTGTAATTACCATTTTGATAGTGAAAAGCTACAAAAAGAAAAGTCTAAGCTTATTAAAGAATTAAATTATTCTTTTGGTAAAGGTGAAATATTTAAGCAAAAAATTAAAAATTATCGATCTTTTGCAACAATACAAACGCTTTTAAACGAGTGGAGAAAAGAAGAAAAAGATCTTTCTATTATAATTGATTATGAATCAAAACTTTTTGAAAGACTTTCTAGCAATAATGATAAGAATGAAGAATTTTTAAGCCTAACCTTTGATCCTTTAACACATAGTTTAATGAAGGAAAAATTTAACAAAAAATATACAAATATTCTTTCTGAAAGTCAAGCTAAAATAATATCAAATTATTATAACTTGGAAGAAGATGAAATTATAAAAGAATTTGAAGAAATTAAAAAAGAATGTTTATCTACACTTAGAAATTATAAAGAAAATTGTGATAATAAAATTATATTAGAAAAATATGACAGCGTTTATTCAAAAGTTAAAAACTTTAACACAGATAATACTAATCAAGATTCATTAAAAAAAGTTCTTCACATGAGTAAATTAATAGAAGATGTAGGTGATTCAAATGACAAATAAAAGACTAATTACAGAATGGATTAATTTTGAATACGATAAGAATTTAATTTCTGAACAAAAGGGTAGAGGTGGCCCTTTTATAATGAAAGGAGTTTTACAAAAAGCTGAAACTTTAAATCAAAATGGGAGAGTTTATCCAAGAGTTATTTTAGAAAGAGAAATTAGAAACTATCAAAAGTTTATTAAAGAAAATCGTGCTCTTGGTGAATTAGATCATCCTGATTCCTCTGTCGTAGAATTAAAAAATGCTTCTCATGTTATTAAAGAAGCACGTATGGAAGGAAATATTGTTTACGGCACAGTTGAAGTTTTAAACACGCCTAGCGGAAAAATATTACAGTCATTAGTTGAAAGCGGTGTAACTTTAGGCATATCTTCTAGAGGCGTAGGATCTACTACGTCTAAAGGAGAATACCAGTTAGTTCAAGATGATTTTCAATTAATTTGTTG